TGATACATTTCCTCTCGTGTATGTCATCAAAGCAAATTCAGATCATTTCTTTGGTGCCAATTTACATTATATGGAACCAAGAAAAAGAGTAATTGCTATACAAAAATTAAAAGATGATCGTATAGACTTACCTCGCTCCTGCTTTCATAAATATATTTTAGACCATGTAGATGGATTCCTGCTAGATCTTGCTATCGATGAATGGGATACTGCTATTGCTTTACCAGTAGAACATTTTGTAAGAGAAAAAAGTGGTGTGCTAATTCCATATAAATCATCCGATGTATGGAAAGAGACCAACGAAAAATATAATGATCGTATCAAAGCAAAAAGAATTATCAAAGGTTATGGTAAACCAGAAGACATCGACATAGTAAGGATGTAAACAATGGCATATAGATATCCAATAGACATAGAAAGTTGTAGCGATTGGGTCGAGTTTAGTTTCTATAAATACAACTCTCCTATTGCTGGTGCAGCTGCTAATAACACAAACTACATTACAGATTTTGACACATCTCGTCTTACTGTATCAGGTCAACCAATATATTTAAATATGCCTGCTGATATCAGCACTGGATTTACTGGTGGTTGGGGAGGAAAAGATACCACATCTCTTGCTCAATTTGCATTAAAAAATTTAGCAACACCTATCGCACAAGCTCTAGCAGGAGGCGGTGTTGCGACAGCAGTAAATACTACATTGTCAACTCTAACATCTGGAGCAACTTATGCAAGTATCGGCAAAGCACTGGGAGATGATGTAATAAAAGCATTGGCAAATGGATTCAATAATATCCCTGGAATAGGTAGTAGTTTATCTGCCAGCGATATTTTGCAATTAACTAATAATCAAATATTAAATCCTAATACTGAATTATTATATGGCGGCCCTTCATTAAGAGAGCATAGTTATTCTTTTAAATTAGTTCCCAGATCCACACAAGAAGCTGATCAAGTAGTAGCAATAATTGAACAGTTTAAAAAAGCGGCACTACCAGCAAAAGGTGGAGCTATATTTGGAACTAAAGGAAATAATTTTTTAAATGTTCCTGATTTGTGTAAAGTTACTTTCAAAACAAGAAATGCAAGTGGATTAATTACTAATGTGAATTTACCAAACTATAAAGTTTCTGGTATAAAATCTGTTTCAGCTGGATATATAACCGAAGGTAATTATATGGCTTATACTGATGGAAGACCTGTTGGTATATCTTTATCAATATCGTTAATAGAATCTAAACTTGTGTTTAGAGAAGACATCGGCAGTAATCCAAATAATTACAGATAACCATGGCATACTTCAATCGCTTACCAAACATAGAATTTGAAGAAAGACCGTTGGTTTTTCCATTCTCCGAAAAGGATTATGTTCTTGCAAAAAATTTCTTTAAGAGATATAAAGTAACCGAAAGTTCTTACAACTTTCAAAATTTCTTTTCGGAATATAATATGACGGATGAAGATAGAATTGACTATCTTTCATACAAATTTTATAATACTTCCGAATTTGATTGGGTAATATTAATTACTAATAACATCATCAATACCTATTTTGATTTGCCTGTAAAAGATGTAGATCTATATGAGATGGTTGTCAAATCATATGGTAATCCAGATGGTATCCATCATTATGAAACTAAAGAATTTAAAAATAGCACTGGTCAATTAGTTTTGAAAGCAGGGTTAAATGTAGATGCTACTTTCTATAACGGAACCTACAAATATTATAACAATGGAAGTGTGGCAAGTGTTGCTGGCAATACTATTTCATATCCTGTAACCAACTACGAGTATGAGTTGAGATTGAATAATGACAAGAGAAAAATTTATATTTTAAGACCAGAGTTTGTTCAAGAATTTGTAGATCAATTTGATGCTGGTATGGAATATGCTAGATCATCATCATATATCGATAGAACCACTAAGAAAGCAGGCATCTAAACTTTTTTACATAAAAAAATGGGCGGAAATTTTTTCCACCCATTTGGTTTTTATTATGTGATTTTGAAATCAGTCTTCCTCAGCAAGTCGAGCGAAGTAACTCAGAGCATCATCGTCATCATCAGCACCAACGGTAGCAGCGACCTTAGGAAGTGCAGGTTCACGACGAGGAGCGGGAGCAGGAGCAGAGAACTCTTCATCCTCTTCCTCATCCATCACGCGAGTCACCTGAGCAGCGCGAGCAGCAGCAGGAGTTTGAGTGATACCCAGCACCAGATTCAGGCGCTCTTCAAGTTCTTCGTATGACTTGAAGTTAGACGGCGCGACAAACTCTTGGAGAGAGTATGCTTGACGCCAGATGTTTTCAAGCGCAGTATCATCCGATGCGAGCGCAGCGGGGGCGGCGAACTCAGACTTATCATAGTTCCAATAACCAGCGACATTAGTGATCTTCAGTTTGAAGTTGGCACCTTCCCACAGATCGAAAGGATTCACAGGAGACTCATCTTCAAACTCAGGTTGCATAGCAGCACAGATCTTGTCATAGATCTTCTTGCCATACTTATACAGGAAGACTTTACCCTCGTTCTCAGGGTTTGCTTTGTCACTCACCACATAGATGTTGGAATAGTAAGTCAGTTTACGCTTCTGCTTACGAGCAGTTTCTTTATCAGCATCACGACCACTGTTCCACAGGCGGCGATTCACCTCACCAACAGGATCTTTTTGACCCAGAGTGGTGAGAGAGTTCTCGATATACCAACCACCATCACCTTGGAAGGCATGTGAATACAGTTTCACAAAAGGAATCTCCTCTCCATCAGGTGCAGGGAGGAAACGAATAACAGCAAAACCATTGCCAGCGGCGTCAACGCTAGGTTTCCAGAAGCGATCATCGCTAGTGGAAGTGGAGTTTGCTTTCTCAAGTTCCTTAGTCAGAGAAGCAAAGGAGTTTTGAGATTTACGCTTAAGATCAGCGAAAGACATAGGATTACCTCGGATTGTTTTAGATTTGGTCTGTGTGACACCTGATCACTTAGTCATCATACCACGGGCAGAGGGCGGTGTCAATCCTCTGCCTCGATCTCCTGTTCAAACTGGTCGAGCTTCTCAAGCATGTTACGCATGAGTGACATAACATCTTCAGTTTCCCACCAACCGTAGAGCATCTTAGCACCCTCTTCAATCTGCTCACACATTTCTACTGCACGAGGATCTTCAGAAAGTTTCAAACGCATGTAGAATACTTGTTGCTTCTCAACGAGAGCACGAACAGTATTAATATATTCAAGTTGATCTTCCTTGGTGCCCCTCATGGGAGCAGCAAGAGTGAGTTCCATTGCTTTCATTTGCAGGAACTCCATCTCTTTCGCTTCGTTGCGAACAATATCTGAATCGAAGAAGTCGCTCATACCAACATTAGTTTTGCGCGGGATGTTTTTTTAATGAAGTTCAGTTGTTGAGCTTCATGTCTTAGTTTTTCTTTTAACGGTTTCGAAATCAACTTGGGCACAGTCTCCAACTCAATATCGTTGGTATCACAATAATGAATGATAGCATCAATATAACTCATTGAATCACTGTTCACAAGCGTCTCAACTTCTGATGAGAATCTTGCAACTGTCATAAACTTTTCCTGTAGTATATTATCCTCCATAGATTTCCTGGTAGAGCGAGCGTAGTTCGATGAGGCGATCTAGATATTCTTTTGTAGGTTTCTTGATCACAACTTGTGTGTTACCGTCTTCACATGCAACAATAGTCACAAGTTGTTTGATGCGTGTATTATATAGTTCATAAAACATACAGGCATATGCAGTTTCTTGAATGTAATAATCTTCCATCCACTCTTCACGCTTCTCTTCCTTTGAGGTTTTGAAGTCAATGATAGAAGGGATGCCATCAAACTCACCGACACAATCGACTCGCCCTGCTATTTCCAGGTGATCCGAATACAATGCTGCTTCTTGTAAATAGACTTGTGTGATTCTATTGAGTGTTGGCACAGCATGTTTGAACATCATAAGGGGGAGGGGTTTCCCTTTGAAGTTGCTCTCATTATAGCAGTTATTCAGCAAATCTTCAACCATCTTGTGAAAGTCTGTGCCACGAGTGGCAGCACGAGTTGAGATTGCTTGTGCCTTGTCATACCCAACACGCTGCTTCCACTCATTCAGTTTCTTTTTCTTCTTCGGGCACACTCCTAGAACTGTGGTGATCGAAGGATACTTACCACCTGAAGGTGTTGGATAGAGCCTACGACCCTCAACCATGATAGGTTCCAGTTCAATAGGAGTGAATAACGAAGAATGAATAAACATCAGAATCCCAGATTGATTTTACTAATAAGATAAGAACGAACAAGACCAGAACGAACGATGTCTTGCACACCAAACTCAATGGAAGCAAACTCTTCCATCGTTCCAATGATACGTTGGAAGTCAAGGATACCATTGCGTTCGTTGGTTTTGATCAGGTCAGTTTGTTGAACGTCACCACAGAACATGATCTTACAATCCTGACCGACACGGGTG